CGACTTAGGAAGACAACAAGTTGTACAGCCTTCACCACAAATGATGCAACCTGTACCGCAATCATCATTCATGCCAGGCAGTCAAGAGTCAATGGCTCAGAACCAACAAGCAACTATTGCACCATGGCTACCTGAACAAACAGATTACACTGATGCTCGTAATGTTATGGGCGCTTACCAAGGTGGTGAGAGAATTGCACAAAGAGATACAGGCACATTCCAAGACTTAACACCTAACGTAGACCCATCTCAAGCTATGGAAATGATGGCTAACTTCAAGGCAGAAGGTAAAGCACTATCAGAAACTCAGTTTGCTGATGCTATGAACAAGATTGGCATGGGCGACTTCATGAATCAATATCGCTCTCAGTTAGATAATATAGATGAATCACTTGCAGACAGAGACTCATTCGGTAACATCATTCCTGATGCTAATGCTTACGAGCAAGACATTGACCAAGCACTAAACAAAGCAGACAGATTCCAATGGGATAGTTCAGCTAAAGAAGCTAATACCCGCAGACTTGGCTATGACCCAATGACAGAAATGCACAAAGTCAACGGAACTACACCTAATGTTATTCCTGAGCCTGAAGCATTCAAACCTGACCCAACTGCTACCGACTTTTGGAATGAGGGTGCTGAGATGGACTTCAATATTAAGCAAGGTATCGCTAAAGTTATGGGTGTTGGTGAAGATATTGTTGATAAAGTAATGCCTATGTTGGGCGATACAACGCCTGCTATCCTGATGAATGAAAACCATCCTAGAAACCAAGAGGCTAAAGACTTATTCTTGAATCTTACTAGAGGTGCTGCTCAAGGTTTATTACATGACCTGCCACAAGGAACTATCGACTTAGGTGTTGATGCTATTAACTATGGCGCTAATAAATTAGGCTCTGATGATGTAATTGATACAGAGAAGTCATCTAAGTTATGGGATATGGGTTACTCTGAAGACCAACAAAAGGAATTTGAAGACAGTACGGCATACAACTTAACCAAGTTTGGTTCGCAGTTAGTTGGTGGTTATGGCGCACTTGCTAAAGTTATGGGTAATGCCAATAGTGCTAGTAAGTTCACTAGATTCTTGAAAGAGGCTGTTGCAGTATCAGTACCAGGTGGAACGCTTGATGTAACTGAAGGTAATATCTCTGACTTAGTCAACACTACAGAATATAAGAATGCTGTTACTGAGATGATGGGTTCTAAGGTTGGTGACGATGCTTCTGCTGAAGAGCGCTTTGTTGCTAGATTAAAGAACATGGGCGAGGAATTAACGCTTGGTATGTCTATCCCTGCTTTATACGGATTAGCTAAAGCTACCAAGAGCGCATTAACCGACCCACAAGCAATGACCAAGTTCATGGAGAATATGCCGGGTTTAACACCACCTGTAGAGAAGAATATTATTCAGGACGGTGGTTTATTAAGGCAAGAGCCTGTTGATTCGCAAACAAGAATTGTGTTAAATCAACAGAAGGCAGATGTTAAGGCTCAAGCTCAAGCTCAACAACAAGCTCAGTTTGATACAAAACCTAAAGCAGAGGTTGATGAAGCAGGGTTTTATTCAAGAGCAGAGCAAGCAGCATTAGACCTAAATCAAGTAATCAATAGTCCTGACGATATTAAGAGATACCTTAGTAAGCAAGGCGTTACTAATAACGAAATGAATGATATGGGTCTTTTTAAGATGTTGGATGAAAAGGCATCAAAAGGCGAAAAGGTAACTAAAGATTATCTGTTAGATTTTATTGATGATAATAAGCCTAGACAGTCAGAAGTTGTTCTTGGTGGCGGTGGAAAGGATATGTGGAACGACCTGCAAAATGATGACGGTTGGGAAGTTGCTGATAACTATTGGAAGGATGATAAGATAGATAAAAAAACGCAAGATGCGTATGAGGCATTCAGCAGTGACGCTAGTGGATTTGACGACTATGAAGAGCTTGGTGTTGCTCTAAGTAAACATGACCCTGAGAAATATCCTGTAGGTAAAGAGGCAGAGTGGCAGGGTAGGTTGTTTGACACCCTTGACGAATTTGGATATGACGGCTTAGATATGAACACGTCTTATGACTTAGATTCTGCTTTAATAGACATGTATGAAGGTCAATATAAACAGTCTCCTGTAGTGTTCAAAAAAGTTACTGTGGCAGACGGTCAAGATATTCTTGTTTACAAGACGGACGAAGGTTATGTTGCTAGACCTAGTGACAGATTTGATAATGCAGATAATGACATTTTCGATGAGCCTGTAGACTCAATCGGTGAAGCCATTGTAAAACTACAAGATAAGTTTGGTGATACAGGTGTTGGCAAGACTAAGCATTTTGCACACACTCAACCAGGCGTAGACTTTAACACCTATGAAGAGACTTATATAACATCAGATATGATTGGCAACAAAGGTGGATACTCTTACAGACCTCACCTTGGTGACATCGAGGATGTTGCACTACACATGAGAACATCTGTTAGGACTGATAATAGTGGAAGAAAGGTTTTATTCATTGAAGAACTACAATCTGACTTACATCAATCAGGCAGACAGAAGGGAGTAGGATATGCCGATAAGTCAAGCGCAGCCTACCAAGAAGAGTTTGAGCCGATTGCAAAAAAAGGACGAGAGCTTTACTTTAAAGAACAAAACCTTATAGCAAAAGAGCAGGATGAAATAAAAAAAGTTTTCGATGAAACAGGAACGCTAGAGTTTCCAACCAAGATTCATCCAAATAGGGGTGAGATGGTTGCTGATTTTGATGACTCTCAAATAAAGAAGGCGTTTGATAGAAATGAAAAAGAAATAGCTGAATTGTCAGAACAAATTAGTAAGTATGAAGGATATATTAAAGACAAAGACTCTAAGTTTGACCTAAATGCCGTTGAACTACATCTAAATCGTGATAAAGATAGGATGGAAAATCTAATAACCAACAGGTCCTCCTATATGAGTCAAGTGGCAAGGAAAAGAGTAGAAATTGCTAATCCTGAGCTGTCGGAACAAATAAGAAAAGCAAGTAAAGAAACAAGAGAGTTTAAAGAGTCGTTTGCTAGAGCAGAACCTGACGCTCCTTTAAAGGATGACGCTTGGATTCAAGCAGGTCTTGAGAAAGCAATTATGATGGCTAAGAAAAAAGGTGTTGATAGGGTCGCATGGACGGATTCAAGCCAACAGGTCAATGCGTGGAGTGATACTTATGAGGATTTATACAAAGAGCTGTATGACAACAAGTTGCCGGGTGCTGCTAAAAGAATTGCTAACGTAAATAATTCGTCTTCAGGAAAGGTAGAGATGGATTTTATAAATACAAGTTCAGATGAGGCTCGTATTCCTGATTCTACGCAAAGCGTCAATTACATCGATATTAACAAAAAGATGTTAGCAGGTGGTGTTGGTATTGGTGTTGGTGGCATTGCATTGGCAGATGAAGAAATTAAACCACCACTATACACAGAGCCTGAGAAACCTATGAATAGTTTACTTGATGGCATTAAGAAGCCTAAAGTGGTGCGTAATGTTCGTAACAACAACCCTGGCAATATTAAAGACTTTGGAATAAAGTGGGATGGCATGACAGGCTCAGAGTCGGGCGGTGATGTTGCAGAAGGTAGTTTTGTTCAATTCGACACACCTGAAAACGGTGTTAGAGCGTTGACAAAAGATTTAACCAATAAGCGTAAGCGTGGTCTCAATACAATTACTAAGATACTGAATACATACGCACCTGAAGGCAAGGAGAACAACACTAAGGCTTACATTAAGGATGTGGCTAATGATGTTGGTGTATCGCCTACTGCAAAACTATCTGATAAGGACATGTTTAAGATGATTAAGGCAATTACTAAGCACGAAGGCAGTAAGAAATCTTTAAAGCATTTCACTGATAAAGTAATAATTAAAGGTATGAAGTCTGCTTATAAAAATAGATACCAAAATGTAGGCAATACACCTACTAAAAAGCAGATGAAGCGTTGGATGAAACAAGATAATTGGACAGGTAGCGAAGCAGATTATGTTCAACATATTGTAAAACAACAATAACCCTCCAACCTCAATCAAATAGGGATATAATGAAATCATGGCTATAAACACGTTTACTACACTCAAATCAGCAATAGCAGACTTTCTCAACAGAGACGACCTAACATCGGCTATTGAGAACTTCATTGCATTAGCAGAAGCACAGATTAACAGAGATATTCGACATTGGAAGATGGAGACTAGAGCAAGTGGTCAACAGAGTGCTAGTGATGAGTATTCACAAGTTCCTGCTAATTGGATGGAGACTATTAGGTTTCACATCACAGACAACGGAACATCACCTCTTGAGTTAATATCAAGAGCGGCTATGGCAGACAAGAGAGCCTCTAATAATGATGCTATAGGAACACCAACACATTACACACACGCAGATGGTCAATTTCAGTTCTACCCAACACCATCAAGCGAGATAAACACAGAATTGCTTTACTACGCTAAGACAACTGCTCTTAGTTCAAGTAATGCTGATAATTGGCTTTTACTAGAAGCACCTGATGTGTACCTTTATGGCGCACTACTACATTCAGCACCGTATCTAGGAGAAGACGAGAGAGTCGCAGTATGGGCGCAGATGTATTCTGCTTCTGTGTCACGATTAAACGAAGCATCTGAGATTGCTAGATTTAGTGGCTCAGGCTTAAAACTTAAAATCAGAGGACAAGGATAATGTCATTTACAAACTTTTTAGAAACAGAAATCTTAGACCATGTATTCGCAGGCGCGGCTTACACAGCACCAGGCACGCATTACTTGGCTTTATACACAGCAGCACCAGGTGAGACAGGTGGCGGTACGGAAGTATCAGGCACAGGTTACGTTCGTCAATCAGTCGCATTCACTACATCAGGCAACACAACTTCAAATAACGCAGCGGTTGAGTTTCCAACAGCAGGCGCTTCTTGGGGTACAGTAACTCACGTAGGTGTATTTGATGCTTCAACATCAGGCAACCTAATGGCTTACGCTGCACTTACAACATCTAAGACTATTGACTCAGGTGATGTGTTCCGTGTTCCTAATGCTGACCTAGATATAACGCTAGACTAAGATGCTATACGGAGCGTTTAAATACGGTCAAGCAGCATACTCAACAGCGGACCTTGAAGAAGGTGTAGTACCTATTACAATGACGAGTTCTGCTTCGGCAGATAGTCAAAGAGTAAGAGAGTCAGGTGCAATAGTGATGGGAGACTCATCTATTGTTACGGTAGGTGTAAAGGAAGTAAGTGCTTCAGCTAGCACATCAGTAAGCTCCTCTACATCTTGTGATGGTGCTAAGACTGTAGAAAGTGGTGGCTCTATGTCATCAGCTTGTACAACTACAGGCGCTTGTGTAAGAGTTAAAGACACATCTTCTACAGTAAGCGTAAATGCTACATTCACTGCTACGGCATACTACACAGCAATAGGTGTATCTACTATTTCACCTGTAGCAAGTATCACGGCAACGTGTAATAGAGTGCAACATTCAGGCGCTTCGACAAGCATGACATCAGGAACTTTAGCCATTGGTAGAGAGAAGTGGGAATCGATAGCTGAAGGCTCAGAGTCATGGACAAACATTACACCATCATCAGATAGTTGGACGGAGATAGCAGCATGAGTTTAATACCATTACAATTACCCGCAGGTGTTTACAGAAACGGAACAGAGTTCGAATCATCTAACCGTTGGAGAGATACTCACCTTGTTAGATGGCAAGATGGTTCATTACGTCCTGTTGGTGGTTGGGTAAGTAGAAAAACATCAGCATTCGCAGCACCACCAAGAGGTATTGTTACTTGGGCAGATAATAGTGCTGATTCACACATTGCAGCAGGAACATACAACAAGCTATACTCATTAACTGAAGCTAGTCTTGTTAGTGATATTACACCTGTAGGATTAACTTCAGGAGACCAAAACGCTACAAAGAATCTATCGTATGGTGGAACATTCTATGGCACAGGATTCTTCGGAACTAAAAGACCAAACACAGGTGTATATGATGAAGCCACAACATGGTCACTAGACTCATGGGGTGAATACCTATTAGCATGTTCATCTAAAGATGGCAAGATATATGAATGGCAGTTAAACACATCAGTATTGCCTACAGCACTAACAAACGCACCAACACAAAATTCATCAATGCTTGTTACAGAAGAAAGATTTGTATTCGCATTAGCAGCAAGCAACAACCCAAGAAAGGTACAGTGGTGTGATAGAGAAGACAATACTGATTGGACACCAAGCGCTACGAATGAGGCAGGTGACATGGAGTTGCAAACCACAGGACGTATCATGTGTGGAATACCTGTTAGAGGTAGAACGCTTATTTTGACTGATAACGATGCTCATATCGCAACATACTCAGGACCTCCTTATGTATATGGATTCGAGAGAGTTGGTACAGCATGTGGCATTGCATCACGAAAGGCATTAGTCTCTATTGATGAAGGCGCTTTTTGGATGGGGCATAGAGGGTTCTTTACTTTCGATGGTTCAGTTGCTAAAGAGATTAAATGTGATGTATTAGACTACGTGTTTGAAGACATTAACTACGACCAAATTACTAAGGTGTCTGCGGTTAATAACACTCAACACGGTGAGATATGGTGGTTTTATCCTTCAGGCTCATCAATTGAGAACGATAGATACATCTCGTTAGATTACAAAGAGGGTGTTTGGTCATTTGGAGAGATTGATAGAACTGCTTGTGTTGATAGAGGTGTATTCAGTACGCCTATATGGGCAGATTCAAGTGGAAACCTATACAACCATGAAACGGGTAGTGTTCACGGAACATTGAAGCCTTATGCTGAATCAGGACCTATTAGCTTAGGCAACGGTGACGGTGTAATGAAGGTATCACAACTTATCCCTGATGAAAAGACTCAAGGTGAGGTTAATGTTACGTTTAAGACACGTTTCCATCCTAATGACACAGAGCGTACATACGGACCATATTCAACAGGCAACCCAACATCATTAAGATTTACAGGTCGTCAGATTAGATTAAGAGTTGAAGGCACAGGAACAGATGATTGGCGTTCAGGTGTAATGAGAATTGAAGCAAGGGCAGGCGGTAAGCGATGATACAACCTCCTGCGCCACTAGGAACTGATTGGAAAGCGTGGGGCGAAAGGCTTAACTCATTCTTAGCAACTACTAGAGATAAACTAAGAAGCCTTACAAGCGGTGAATCAGCATCAGACGATGGTATCTTGATGTGGGATAGAACTGATAAGAACCCTGTAGTGTCTATTGATGGAGAATGGATTCCACTAGGTTTAGGCGGTGGAACTAATAGTGGCTCTCATGCTTACGTTTATAGTACAACAAGTCAAACTGCAAGTGTTATAAATACTGCTTATGGCATTACTTGGAATAATATAGGCGCTAATAACAATATCTCTATTAATGGTAGCGACTCAACAAGAATTGATTTTGCTAAAGGCGGAACATTTTATATAAACTTTCATGCAACATTAGCATCTTCAAATGCTTCTACAAAGACAGTGTATTTCTTTCCTAAGATAAACGGTACAACTCAAGAGCATTCAACTATTATTACTACACTTCACGAGAATGGTCAGAAGAAAGTTGCATCAAGAAACGGATTATTTACAGTAAGCGCAGGTGATTATTTGCAAGCAATGTGGGCGACTGATGATGTGGCAGCATGGTTAGAGAATAATACCGCAACATCATTTGCACCATCTACACCGAGCGTTACTCTATCAATAGTTGAGGTAACAACGTGAATGTACAAGAAGAATTAATAAGATGTAAGGAGTGGATACAGTCTGCTTTAGACAAGGGTGGAAACACACATGACTTTATTGATGTGGTTGAAGGTGTTCTAAAAGGAAGTATGCAACTTTGGAGCGGTGAAAAAGGCTGTGCGGTAACAGA